TGTCTCATCTAGGACTCGGGCCGTTGCGCGAATATCGGTCGCGGGGCCGGGTGGCCGGAAGTTCCTTATTTGCCTTACATGATACACCCGTCTGTCAACTACGGGCGATACTGCACCACTGAACCATTCTTCATACGCCACTTGTTCTGGTAAATCCAGTCCGTAGGCGTGCGCTGATAGTCGATTAGGCTGCGGTCGGGTTTCACACTGACAAACTTCACTCCGGCATCGGCCTGCACAGCCGGCTTCGCGCCGTTTACGACAGGCTTAGAAACCGCTCTGGTTCCCTTTTCGAGAATCTGCCCGTAATCGCGCCGGATCAAACCTTCAAGCACAGACTTTGCGTGCCGGTTGAACTCTCCCTTGAACGTCGAAACCACGGAAGCCGCATCCGGGGAACGCTGGGAATTGAACCGCTTCATCTGCGCGGTGTAAGACGTGTTTTTCAGGGCCTGCGCTTGAACACCACTAACCATCTCCTGAGCTAACGCCCTCTTCTTGTCGTCCGAAAGCCTGATCCCGGACTTTGCCAACTTCTCCATCCACGGACGTAGTTCGCTCGTGAAAACCTGCTCTGCATGAGCATTCGTCTGAGGATGGACTGAGGTCTTCCAGAATTGCTCGTTGGCAGGAGCGGCTGCCTCTTGCTGGCGGGCTGGAACCGAAGTGCCTTTGTCGGCCTGCTGCGTGCCCTCTGCCCTCTTCTGTAGTTCGGTGAACCATGTACCCATGCCGCGCACCATGTTGCCGATGCGGCTCACGTGCTCAATAGTCCACTGCGGAATCTGCTCTTTGGTGAGGTATGCCGGAGGCTTTTCGTTCAGCACATCGACCATGCCCGAATAGTAGCCAGCCAGCGGACTCGCCTCGATTGCCTGCCAGAAATGCGGAGCCAGGAGCGCGGCGTATGCGTCGGGCGTCGTATCGGCGAGGTGGTCGAGCAACGACGGAGCCATACGCAGAATGCCATCGCGCTGGTCTTCGGCGAGAGATTTGATGTCTCCTTGGGCGATAGCATCGAGCATGGTCTGCGACTCAGCCAGCGCCTCTTGAATCGACGTGACCGCATCCATGCCGGTCTTGTCGCCGTGGGCAATCTGGTTCAGCGTGTCATAGCGGGAGCGGACGCCGTCGATGCCTTTAGGCTCAAGGCGTAGAAGACTCTGTAGGCGCTCATGGTCGCCTTTGATGCGCTTGAAGTGCTTTCCGGACTCTCCATCTTCCTTGAGGCTTTTGATCCAGTTGGAGTATTCCTTGTCGGCTTGGCGCTGCTGGTCCTGCTGAGAAACTTGCTGCTGTTGTTCTTCGCCGCCGCCATCACCATGCGTCTCTACTACTGGCTGCTCAACTACTGCTTCCATTGTCTCCATGCTTGTCTCCTAGTTCAGCGGCTTACCAACCACCGAAACCTTGCGCTTTGTCGGCACGCCTGTATCCGGGTTTAATCCCTCTGTCTCCTCAGTTACTTCGTGCTCTTGCTCCTGCGGCTGCAATGCCTGCGGCGGCATAGCGATCTTCAACCGCTCGAACGCGATGGCCTGCGCTGCCGGGGGCAGCTTAGTAATGTCCGCCGTGAACGAACCGCGCACATCCATCGGAGGCGGAGGCGTGAGCTTCGCTGCGATCTCCGCGTGCTGCTGCCAGAACAGATGCAAGTTCATCAACCCGGCTTGTGCCTTCTCGTCTCCCGATGTTGCAGCGCGTCCCTTTGCCGACTTCATAGCCGCCAAAGCAATCTGCGCGTAAATCTGGTGGTCCTGCGATGCGTCTTGAGGCACTGGGACAGAGCTGATATCGGGCATGGTCTGCTGAAGCTGCTGCAATGCCTGGGTCAACTGCGCGACCTGCTGCTGCGCCTGCTGAATAACCTGTTGACGCTGCATCGGGTCTTGCGTCTGCCCTGCGGCCTGTTTGGCCTGCTGATCGACGGCCTGAATCTGTTGCTCAAGTTGGGCAATCTGCGGATTCGGTACGGGCGACTCCATGAGTGCTTTCTGCGTGGCATCCACGGCACCCAAAAGATCATCCCATCCGGGAATCTGCAAGCCTGAAAGCGACGGCATTTTACGCAACAATTCGAGATTGCGAGGATCGGACAAAATCGCCCCATAGAGGGGAACTGTTCCCATCGCCTGAAGCATTGCGCCAATCTCTGCTTGCTGCTCTGCAATGGTCGGAGGAATCTCGGTCGAAGTAGGCCATACCAGCACATCGCCGCGCAGTTTCTTGACGTTGACGCGCAAACGCTCTCCGGGTAAGCCAACAGTAAAATCAGCCTGCCGGTTGTCCGCAGCAGACTTGATGGCCTGTGCGCAAAAACGCGCGGTTGCCTCCGACATATCGCACCACGGGAGCGAGAAAACCTGAAGAGCCTGGTCTCGATTTAGCCGAGCCTCCCCAAATGTCCCCTTAGCTCCAGCATCGTCTTCAATCCCGAACACGGCAGGAGAGCCACCGTCCATTGCCTCTGGAGCGCCATTAATGAACCACTGAATTGATTCCATTAAGCTATTGTTCGGCTGTGGAACCTTTTCAATCGCCGTGATCTGGTCCATTGTCATGTTGTGCTGTGCAAGCCACTCAAGATCGACGGGGATTCCCTTCTGTGGGTCATTGACTTGACTGTTTACCGCCTCGGTATCGATGGCGGGTTCGCCCCAGAATCTCTTAGCCACAGCCGCGCGCTCGTATCGATCAGCAAGAGAAATCTTGGCATTCAGAACCTTCTGTAACGGCAGGTAGTTCGTGCCTATCGACTCTCGATTCTGCCCGTCGCCGGGGGTTGCATGGCAACCTGAAACGTGATCATCGAACGAACCCTCTCGGACAAGGCCGATTTCTCCTCCAGCAGTCCAGACCTCAAGACCGGATGGAAACTCATCGTAAAACATCTGACGCTTGGATTCGTCTGTGATGGCCTCGTACTGATAAGGCCGGAAGAAAAATACCGACTCTGTGGTGTCTCCCGCATACGCCTCTCCGCTGGTGCTCGAAGCCTGCACAGCCAGCCTGACGTTAGCCCGTGCCATGCGGTCAAGCTGTCCCATCGCGTCTTTGTTGGCTCCGCCAGTGATTCTTTCTCTGATCCACGGATACCGCGCGCGCAACTGCTCACGGTTTCTTTCGCGTGAGAGCCTGATCCAGCCGCACTCGTCGAACGTGTCGGCCATCATCGGAGCCTTGCGTTCCAGTTTTCCGAAGACCTCAACCTCTTCGCGGCGTGCTGGCTGCGGGTCGCCGTTCTCGTCAATCTCTTGCCCGTAGCGAGAGTCAGCCACGGTGTAGACCAAAAAGACCGCAGCCCCATCGGTGTAGAGATACGAAGCACACTCAGACATGCGGCGCTTGAGCTTCGCCTGTTCCCTGAATGCCTTGAGGTACGGCACAGCCTCCTGTGAAGCCTGCTGGTCCATCGTGTCGTCGTCGTCATCGGGAACTGGCTGGACGGGAGGAACCTCTCTTGATAACAGGGCGGTGATCTTCTTATGACGTGCGCCGTACACGTTGCACGAAAACAGCTTCATGGAATTCTGGGTTTGCAGGATCGACGCGCCAGTAGTTCCCGCAGATCCGCCAAACATGCCCCATCCCTTCCAGCCCACATTCAAGAAGTGGTAGTTTCTGCGGAATAGCCTTTGCTCCCACGCCTGAAGCACTTCCCAGATACGCGCCGCCGAGTCCGAGCGTTCTACGCCCGCAATCAACTCGTCAACGCAGCCCTTGTACTCGCCCAGCTCGTCGGGTCCAAAGCAATCGGCAGGCGAACAGCGCCACGGAGCCTTTTCGCCGGGAGTGTAGTTCCATTGCGAGAAGTCGATTGGCGTGAGATGGGGAGCAGTGCTTTCGGAGTCGCCTTCGGACTCTACGAGTGCTTCTGCGTCTGCGCCGGATGTGGCGGGAATATCAGGCATTCGCGTCCTCGTTCAAGATCGGGCAACCGTTGTGGTACTCGCTCAAGCAGTTCAATTCGTCGTTGAATTTTTCGCGATCTTCGGTAGAAAGCGATGAAAGGTATCTTTCAAGTGATTCAGCTAGTTCTGTGCGGTTTATGCCGACACTTTTTCGTGCTTCCTGCTGCGCATAGATGCGCTGCCAGTTGTCACGGTAAGCATCGTTTGCGGGCTGGCTGTGGATGTCAGTCATCTACGCTCCGTGCCGCATGTGGCTCAGGCCGAGTCCGCTGATTGCCTTCTTGCGCAGCGTCGGGTTGCTCGAATGACTCGCCGCCTTCATCTTCTCCTGCCCGATCTTCTGGTCGCGCGGGATGTGCAGCATATCGTGCAGACTGCCTTCCTTGACGGAGAAGCTGCCCTTTGAACCAAGATTCACGCGCTTTGTTTCTGACATTGGTTCAACCTTTCCATAATGCGATGCGCCAGCGGAGCCGGAACCTTCCCAGCATCCGCCAGATTCTTAGCCGCCGAGCGTATCTGAGACGGTCTGGCGCTCCAACGCATCGAGGACTCGTCGCGCAGGTACGCCTCAATAAGCCTTCGGAGATTCCGCTTGGCTTCCAACTTCCGGCGCTTGTCCAGCATTGGCTCTCTCCTCGTCAGTCGGCGCGAATGGAACAAGCGGCTTGGACGTATCACCGACGCCGTATGATCCAGGGTAATCCTTGCCATCGCTGACCTGGGTCCAGTTGTCGGCGTAACGCTCAGTCCCGGAACCGTCATCCGAAGGCCAGAGTTTGCCTTCGATGGCTTCAAGGCGCTTTTCTAGATCGCGCACCACGGTTTGCAGATTCAACTGGGATTTTTCGGGGTAGCTCACATTTCACCGCCTTCTCCGCCGCCGTTGCACATTCCACCTGGGCAATCGGGATGCTCTTCCGGCCCGCTCATCTGGCCGTCGTGCGAGATGTGATGGGCCGTGTGCCGACCATCGCCGTGATGCTGGATGTGCGAATGGCCGTGGCCTGTCGCCGCGTGCATCTTCTGCAAATGCTCTTGAATCTGGCCTTCGGGGTCAGTCTCTCCCTCTGGCGCTTCGCCTTCCGGGGCACCCTTGGCTTCGGGTTCCTTGCCACCGCCCGAACCGCCGAGGTAGCCTTTGCCGAACTTCATGCTGTAGCCTGCTGTTGACATTTCAGTTCTCCTTGAAATTCTCTGGGTTAGCCGCGTACTCGGCCACTTGCTGCTCCCAATCGTGAATCTGAGAGTTCTGCCTCTTTTGGTTGCGGGTTTCGCGCTGATACTTGAGCGCATCGATCTCTTTGCCTTGAGCTAGAATGAGTTCCTCTAAGCGACCGATATGCTCACGCATGGCCTTGAGTGCAGCGCCTACGTCTTTCCAGCCGATCAGCGCACGTAGCCATTCGCGAATCATCGCAATCATGATAACACCCCTTGTCAATCCCAATACGACTTTGGCTCTTTGAGCTTCTGCCTGCGCTCGGTTTCAGCCAGCTTTGCAAAGTGAAGCGCCATCGGGTCGGTGATTGCTGCCTGCTCCTTGACGACCTTCTCTTCCCTCGTCTCAGCCATAGGATTCGCACCAAACGTCATTGCCAGCATATCGCCACAGTCGGGCGAGTCCACGCCACGATCCCGCATATCCTCTTTTCGCTCTAATTGAATGACGCTCTTAGGGTTATCAGTGTCGTAATGAGGGCCGGTCAAGTCCCTCTCTAGCTCAGGATCATCGTCAATCTGGCCGTATTCGATCCATGCCTTTGTGAGTCCCCAGACCTCAGCCCTGCGGTTGAAGTACATGAATGGATCACACGGCTTATAACCACCGTGGAACTCCTGAACGCTGAACCAGGGATGATCGGCAAACCATCGCGCCAGAGCCGTTTCAGGCCATTCCCTACGCGGCTGATTTGGCTTGGGTAGCATCATGCGGAGATGGTCCGCCACAGCGCCGCCGATCCCGTCTCCATCAATGATGATGCAGCGGGGATTCTCCTCCATAATCAGTAGCGCAATGCGCCCGGACTGGTCAGGGATGGATAGGCCGCGCCACTTGTGCAGGACGTGCGAAACCGGCCCCTGTCGCCAACCGACAACGGTTTGATTGAATCCCGAACGGGCAATATCTGCCGACATGATCTTATAGCCGCTCGGCTGGGCTTTGCGCTTGCGGGCCGCCGCCACCCTGTCTTGTGGAATGAACTGCAATCCTCCTGCACGGGGGAACTCGCCACGAACGCGAACCCGCACAAAGTCCGAATCCTCGCCAAAGTCTTGGACCCACCGATCTATCTGCTCTTTGTTTGTGCCGGGAACTGTCCGAGAGTCGATGTGTCGAGTCACCCAGCGATGAGACTGAGCGCCAAAACAGGTAGCAAAGGGCGTGTCGTTTTGCGTTGGGTTGCCGAAGACAAGGAAGATGATCTCGGTTTCCTCATCGGTTAGAGCGCCTTCTGCCACATCCCATACAGCTTTCGGGATGGCCGAACCCTCGTCAAACACAAGCAGAATGCGCTTGCGCTTGTTGTGCAGCCCTTGGAATGCCTCGGTATTGTTCTCAGACCAAGTTTCTCGGTCGAGACGCCAGGTATCCTCATGCCCCTTTTCCCGCGAGGTGATGCGCGTTGCAGAGGTCTTCCACCATTCGCGGTTGATCGAAAGACCAAACCACTTCAGTATCTCCGGCCAGGTCTTAGTAGTGAGCTGATCCTCTGTGTTGGCCGTCACAAGCGCACGACAGTCGTCACATGTGCTCATTGCCCAATCGGAGATCATCGCAATGAGCGCAGTCTTGCCGATTCCATGCCCAGAAGCAACGGCGATTTTGAGTGGCTGGTGCCGAAAGGGGGAGTTTAGATGCCTACCGATGACAGAAAGGACTTCCTCTTGCCATTCCTTGATCTGTTCATCTTCAAGCTGGCCCGGTTCGTCCCAAGGATAAGCATATTTCACGAAGCCGAGGGGATCACGCTTTAATGTTCCGATCCTATCGGCAATAAGTTCGTCATTATTTGGCATTTAAGCGGGCTTCGGCCTTGCGAATACGTTCGGAAATTTGTAAATCCCCAGTAAGATTTACATCCTGCTGAACGCGCTCTCCATAAACCTTCGGATCAAGTTGCCCAATCACCTTAGATAGCGTCTGGACAATAAGTTGCGACCGCTGAACATTGTCGCCAATCTCAGTCTCTTCCTCGCCGCCCTTAATCTTGCGCTTTTCTCCAAGCATGGGCGTAAGTGCATATTTAACACGAAGATCGCTTAGAAATTCGGCTCTTAAACGCCTTGCGCGCGCGGATTTATCACGGAACTCTTGAACCTCATCCAACCAACGATAAATAACCCTGCGGCTGGGAGTCGAAACGCCAGAACCGCGCTCTATCCGAAGATCATCCAGAATTTCATCTAATCCCTTGATGTCAGTAGACCATCTCTCGCACAACTCCTCAGCAAGCTCTGGATCGTAAGGGGTTGGGGGTCGCGCCATGTTCAGCATTCTACACCCACGCGGTAACGTGTTACCAGAAAGTAAGCGATACGGTACCAAAGGCATCTTGCGCAATTCCAGAACAGGTTTAAAGTCAAATCATTAGAGGCAACCAGCCTCATGGAGAATGAAAATGGCTCAGAAATTCCTCAACTATTTAGACGCCGCAACAAACTTTGGTC